CATCCGGAAAGTAAACTAAATGCTTCCAACCATAAAATTTAGAAGTGTTCATTAAACATTCCATTAATACTTGCGTTTTACCGCTCATAGGAAAACCTGTCCAATCTGTACAATTTCCTAAACTCATAGAATAATGTTCGTGCAAACTTTTAAACCCTAAATATTTGCCTTTATTATTGTAATTGTCTCTATATTTAAATAGTTGAGTAATTACGTCTCCAGCTTCTGTAATTTTATATCCATTTAACTCCACGGTGCTTTCCATTTTTTAGGTTCGTTAACTTCTTGTATTGTTTGTATGTTGTCCCAAAACAAACCCTGCCAACCTTGTTCAATTGATTTGTTTATTACAAACTTACATTGTTCATTTGTATATTTTTCCATTTTAACTAAAATAGATTTTATGCTTTGTTGTGTTAAAGTCTTTTTTGCGGACTTCCTGTATTCAATCCAACTATCTAAAATCACTTCTTTTTCATTCTTTTCTTTCTTTTCATTCTTGTTTGTTGTTGATTGTTTGTTAGTCGTTTGTTGATTGTTTGTTATTGGTTTGTTAGTGTCTTCATTTTCATCTTGGTAACATTCATATTTACAAATAGTTACGATAGTAAATTGGCTTGTTGATTTTACTACAATTTCATTCGTTTTTTCTAACTTTTTTAAAATGGTTCTTATTTGCTGAATAGTTATTCCTGTAGCACTGGAAATATTACCTAAAGACGAAATAAATTGCCCACGTTTTACATCGTTACCTTGCCATTTATTGTCCTTGTGGTTTGCCTTTAACAACATATACAAAAACAAGTGTACAGTTTCAGACTTATTAAACCATTCCCAATCTAAAAACTTTCTATGTATTTTTATCCAACCACTCATAACTCAATATTTTTTAATGCGTTTTGATATGTTAGATGCGCTTCGTTTTCATCAATAAATAAACCTAAATGTTTAAGTTTTCCGTTTATATAAATTGCTGTTCTCCATTTTTTACGTTTTTTATTCCAATGAACCCCTTTATATTGACTTGAATATTTACCTTGTGTTTTACAAATGTTAAATCTTTGCGTTACAATTTGTAAATTTTCAACTTTATTATCAGTTTTAATGTCATTAATATGGTCAATAACAAGTTTATGTCCGCAAGGTTTATGCCCTAAAAATGATTGTGCAACAATTTGTTGAACTTGTTTTAGTTTTTGCTTACCTTCAAAACACAAACAAACTGCACAATAACCATTTTTATTAATTGGCTGTTTTAAAATTTTCTCTTTATTAAATTTTAAAGATTTTATTCTACCAATATTACTAACTTGATAGGTTCCTTCGTAACCTACAACATCTTTCCAAATTTCTTCCATAACTTTAATTTTTTTAAATAAAAATACCCTTGCTCAATCCGTTGCGTCTAACTTCAACTTCATAAACAAGGGTAATAATTCCTTTTGTACTTATAATGTTAGACGAGTACAATTGCAAATTTAATAATTATTATAACATAAACACGAATTAATAAAATTTATTTTTTATTCTCAACTGAATTTTACGCAAGTCTTTTAAGTTCTTAGCTTCTTTTATTTCTTTACGTAAGTCAAGTTCTGGACGCTCCAAACTCAAAAGCAATTTGTAGTATTCAATGTCGTGTAAAAATAACTTGTCGTTTACATCGCTTAAATCTTGGTAAGTTTTTAAACCGTGTAATATTGTTGCGTGGTTCATATTAAACAGGCTTCCAATTCCTTTAAGTGTGTGTCCGTCTTCTCGCAGCTTTCTAAACAAATAAATTCTTCGGTGTACTATTTCACGTTTTCGGTTTTTTTGTGCAAGTCCGTCTTGTTCTATTATTTCTTTTATTAGTTCAATCATTGTTTCGTGTTTTTAAATGTTTTGTTGTAATAGTCTTCGCCACTAAACCAATATTCGTAATTTCCTTCGTCTTTACTTTTCTTTAATTTGTTTCCGTGTGCTTCAACTATTTGTTGTTTTTCCAGTTCTAAATATTTATGAAAGTGGTTAATAAAAAATTTACCTTCAGTTGTGTAAACATTAAATAAATTTGGGTGCAATTTTTCTAAATCGCTGAATACTTTTTGTACTGCTGTTTTCATTTTTCTATTTGTTTAATTTCAATTATAATGTCATCGTTTTTTTGTATTAAGTTTTTAACGTGCTGGAAGTCGTAAGCTTCAACTATTCGTGTTTCTAACTTAACAGGTGCGCCAACATACGCATATGTTTTAAAAGTTGCTTTGTATCGTTTCATAGGTTTATATTTTATTTGTTCGTTTTTTTTAATTCTGCAAACTTCAAGGTATAACCCTAAATCAAATGTTCCGCGCCATTGTCGTTGCCACCAATCTAATTGCTCGTAAGTTGTTCCGCTTTTCATAGTTCGTGGTAAAAAGTGTAGTTACTATCGTCATTGCTTGTTTTCCATTCCCAAAAGTTGTAGTGTGCTAAATCGCTGTTTATTGCTTCCTGCATCTCAAGGCGCAAATCTTCTAAAATACGAACACCTAAAACGTGCGGTTGTAAATTATCGTCTGTTTCTGTTTCCCACTTCTGCGAAATTTCAACTTCTAATTCAATAAACGCATATTCCGAAACTTCGTCCCAATCGTTGAACTCCCAAGTTCCTGCTATTGAATAAGTCCAACCTGTAAATTCGTAGGTTAATTCCCAACCTTTATTCCAAAATTCTAATATTCTATTTTCCATCTTACAACGCTTTTAAATACATTAAACAATAGAACATACCACCCAACAACATAAAAGCCGTTAAAGTGCTTAAAAAGTGCTTTAAAAACGATTTGTGTTCTTCGGTTGTTGGTGTAAAGTAATCAATTAAATTTTTCATAGTCTTATTTTTTAAATTGGTTAAATAAATTTTCTACTTCCTGCAATTGTTCATCGTCTAAAAATGTACATAAGGTTTGAATAATTAAATGCAGTTGGTTCGTGTTTAGTTTGTTTTCTTGTTGTTGTGTTTCCAAGAAATCAATTACTTTGTTAAATTCTGTTTTCATAGTTTTTAAATTAGTGTGCGTTACCAAGTCGCACCCCTTGTTTTTTTATTACGCTATTGTAAAAACTGGACACATTGAATACCTACCTAATAAATAAACAAATTCTTCTCCGTTCCAAACGTTTACTTTTTTGCGTACAATTTCGCCTTGTATTAAAGCAATAACAAAATTGCCTTTTCTTTCAATTACTTTTGCAGTCCATACGCAGTTGCTATCGCCAATTGCTGTTGCTTTTAAAATTGTGTTTTTTTGAATTGTTTTCATAGTATTTGTTTTTGTTTGTTATTAATTATATGCAAATATATATACTATTTTAATAACTACAATACTTTTTAACAATTATTTTTAATTTATTTTTAAAATCCTTGTGTTTATTACGTTTTCTGAATAAAAAAAGTGTAATTTATATTCATTATAAATAAGTAAAACACTTAATTAAGCTGAATTTTACTTAATAATGTATTATTATACAGGTAAAACCCTTAAAATCTTTGCTATTATTAAGGTTATAACCATAAAAAGTCCAATTTATTAATTAAAAAACGGGACAATTAATCGGAATTAAACCGTTTATTGTAACAATTTGTGACAAAAAAAAACAGCTGCGTGCTGGGGAGCTTACAACTGTTTTCTTTTTTTCAACTATGAATGACAAATATACTATAAATTATTTAATCAAACTAAAAAATATGCGTTAATCTTGCAATTTGACCAAATTCTTTGTGATGTATGTAACCTTCAACCGCTTTTGGAACGCCTGCATATCCGTTTTTATGATGCCAACTATCACTTCCTGAAGGACTGCGTAACGTTTCAAATGTTACTCCTATAAAATCTTTACTTGTTTTATGGTGTATATGGTGCGAATAAATATATCGGTGTTTAGTTTTGCTCCATAATATAGGAAACTCCGTTGCAAGTAATAAAGGTAAGTTTTCGATTTTCGCTCCGTCTCCGTGTGTTGTGCCTATTAGGTTGTTTCCGTACCTAAACGCTTTTCGGTGCTTTAAATCTACGTTAAAACGAATACTTGAATTGCTAAAGTGTGCTTCTATTAACTGCATTAAAAAGAAACCGTGTGTCAAATCGTGATTACTTGGATTGTAAACAACTTCGACTTCTGCAAAAATTATTAATTGTTCTAAAAGTTCAATATATAAATTCTTCGCCATTATAAAATTGTCGTACCACATTCCGTCCGTGTCTTGTGGTGTTCCACCTGTTGTAGTTCGCCTTGTGTTGTCGGTGTGTAAAATATCGTTTCCTGCAACAAATAATACTTTGTCTATATAAAACCCTTTAGCTTTGTTTAGGATGCCTTGTAGTCCGTCTTTTGCACGTTTAACGGCAATCTGTGAATTATATTCTTCGCCTGTTTCAAATGCTGTTGCTAATTTTCCGATATGTAAGTCCGCAATATCAATTACAAGTAAATGTCCGTCCGTGTCAATATCGTATTTTATTGCTGTATTAATATATTTTGGAGCGTATTTTTTTACTTCTTTTATACATTCGTCTTTTATTTGTTGAATAGCGTTTAGTTCTTCAGCTTTAAAGTTTGGGTTCTTAAAGAATAAACTTGCTTGTTTAGTTTTTAGCCAACCGTGTTTTACGTCTTTGTCGTCAACTCCGGCTTCGTCTGTTGCGTTTTTGATGCCACGATACTGCATAAGTATTTCGATTTCGTCTTGTTTTAGTCGAAACCTTGCGCTGTTATTTGCCATAAAAATTTAGATTATAGATTTAATTCCGTTTTTCCAAAGCCACGAAAGCAATAAACCTATTGCAACACCCACAAAAAGAAGGTTTAGATTTCCTTTAGGTTGGTTTTTTTTGCCTTCAGCTCGTGCTTGTGCTTTTTCAACTACCTTGTCTTTGTAGATAGTTTTTACTTTTATTTTGTATTCACGTTTTAATTGTATTCGTGTTTTTGGAACGTAAACATTTTTGTATTTTATAATGGTGTCTTTAGTGCTTATAAACTTTTCCCAAACTATTGTGTCGTTTACAATAACCGGAATACTATCTAAAGTTGTAATACGAATTGTGTCGCCTGTTTCTTCGCAAACATAACCTTTTTTAATTGCTTTGTTCAAGTGAAATTGAGCCGAACACGAATAAAGTAAAATACTAATAATTAGAATAAATAGTTTTCCCATTTTTTTTGGTTGCTTTTAATACTTGTTTACGATTTTTAGAACTGAAACTAACGTGAACCCACGAAGGATTTTCATCGTTTCCAAACTCCCAAATAAGTTGGTCGAACTCTAACTTGTCTTTAATAAAATTAAACCCTTTAGAACCGATTTGCAAGTCCATTGCTTCACCTTTACAATGTTGGCTTGTTGAACTTCCTTTTATCATTTTATTAAGTTGTACGCTACGAAAACCCGAACTAATTTTTATTGGTGTGTTTAGGTAACTTCTTAAAGGTTCAAAAACGTTTTCACACAAAAGTTTTGCGGACGCAATTTGCGACTCGTTCATTTTATTATTTATTCCGTGTGTTGTTGCAGTTGATGAATCTTGAAATTCTGCTAACGTAACGTGTGCGCTTAAATTCATTTTAACTTATTAATGTTGTCTTTAACTTCTTTTGCTCTTGCAAACAATAACTTTGCGCTTTGCCAAATGTCTATTCCTTTAACAACTTTGTAATTTTCGTTTATACTCATAACTTCTATTGAAGCAAGTACCAACGCTAAAACTTTTGTAAGCATTAATGGAACTGAAAAGAATTGTAAAATTATTTGGTTAAGAATAAAATAGTCTATAAGGTAAAAAAGTATAACCGTCAACTCGTATAAAAGTAATTTAGAAACTATTGCCGAAAGTTTGCGTGATGTTATTTCCTGCTTTAAATGTTTAGCTTTCCATATTCCTGTAGCTGTGTCTGCTAAAATTAAAGTAAATAAAAGTCCAAGTATTCCAGCTATTGGTAAAAAAAACGAAAAAATAATTGTTATAAGTTTCAATGCGGAATTTTTAATTGTGTAAAGTAATAAATATAATTGTAGTCTCATAATTCTTCAAGTGCTTCTGTTAAACTGAAAGTTAAGTAAAAAAACAAAGTAACTCCAGCCAAATTAATGTAGGGTTCTGTGCCTTGACAAATCAAAGAAAACGAAGTTAAAAAACCCGCAATAAAATAAAGACTTGCTAAATAATTACTTTTCATCTATTCCCCTTTAAGTGCTTTTAACTCTTCGTACATAGCTAGGAGCTGAGCTTCTTTTTGAGCAATTAATTCTTCTTGAGTAGGACTTTCTACTTCAATAAACTCGACTTTTACAAGTCCGTTCTCATCATAAATTTCGTTTCTTAATTGTGCCATAATTTTATTATTTTTTCATTGATATTTGAATTGAACTACTAAGAATAAAACCATTTGGATTTGCTACACTTGGCGCCCCACTTGCGTATGTAAGTCCAGTTTGAGACCAAGAAGTATGTTGACTACCCGAAACACTACAAGATAATGGTATACAAGATGCGCCGTTTAATCCTGTAAATGAAATACTATTAACATTTGTTTGAATACCTAACCAATAAATTGTTCCTTGTGTAAAAACAAAAGAAGATATAACACTTTTTACACCTGATGTTGAACAATCTAAATCAGTACTACTGTATAATAAATTAGTAGGTTGATTATTACTTGAAGAATAAACACAAATCCTTGCTAATCCTGTTGCTTGTGCAATTATTACATTAATAGCAAACTCTACACAAGTAAAAGTTGTGTTTGGTATATAAGGAACGTATTGCATCATAGCACTTGAAAGAGCATGACCTGTAGCAGTACCAGCAGTTAGTGAGTTTGATGTATGTAAAGGAAATATAGAACTATAAACCGCTGATTGTAAACCTGTACTACCACCACCACCACCACCTGAAGAGTTAATAGTCTGATTAGGAAAAGTCCCTGTAATAGTTACACCCGTTCCTGCTACCAAACTTGGAGTTGCTGTGCCTGTACCACCATTTGCTACTGCTACAATTCCTGTAACGTTACTTGCAGTTCCTGTTGTGTTTTGGTTAAGTGTTGGAATATCTGCGCTTACAATAGCTCTAAATGTAGGTACTCCTGAACTTCCGTTTGGTGCTGCTAAAATATTATTTGCAGTTTTTGAAGCATACGGATTTAAAGTGTCTCCATAATTTGAAGCTAAACTAATAACAGGTATTGTAGTTCCTGTTGCAACTACAGGAGTTGTTGCGGTAACTGAAGAAACACCGCCCGTTATTACTAAATCGCCACTACCTAAAATCGAATTACTATTTATCGTTTTTATGTTTGTGCCGCTTACTAAAGTAGGTTGTACAGTTAAGTCACCGCTTCCTAATATTGTAGTAGAATTAATGGTCTTGATGTTTGTACCACTTATTAAAGTGTCTTGCTTTGAACCTATAATATTTGCACCTGTTACCGACTTTGTTATATAACCACCTGCTCCGTCACTTTGACTTATTTCTACTAAGTCTGTAGAAGCTATTGCTGAACCTTTTGCGGTTAATTGACTAATTTTTAAATCTGCCATTTTATTTTATTTATTGTGTTACTCTTTTGTCGTTATTTTCTGTTATTCTTTGGTCGCTTATTTCTGTTATTCTGTATGCACTTGGTATAATTATTGGTGCAGCTGTTCCTGTAATATTACCTATTCCTTGTGCGCTTAAACTTCCGTTACAACACTTTATAGAATACCTTTTTCCGTCTTTACATAGGCAACCACGTTGACCGCCTTTTGGACTTGTTCTTGAAGGTAAAGAACCCCAACTACTTCCCATTTTTTATAGTATTTAGGTAAGTCTTTAACTTTACAATATTAACTTCCTTTGGTTTGTATGTTCTTAAATGTACCATCCAGTGTAATTGTTGTTTGTGTCAGGAAACATATCACTATTTGAATTCGTGTTGTATTCAGGAAACAAACTCGTGTTGTTACTTATGTAGTCAATAAAACGTTGTGTGTAGTGTTGTGCTATTTGTGTTTCTTTTTCAATTAAAAAGTCTATTTCGTTTTTTTCTACGCTTGTTGAATTTTCAGAATTGTGTTTGTAAACACCTTTGTTTGAAATCGTGTAAGCTGCGAACGGCAAATAATACTTCATTGCTAAATGTATAAGCATTGGCTTTAAATAAGTCGTTGTAAGCGTTAAATAATTACCACTTAATGTATTTGCTATGATGTCCGCTTTTATCTTGTCTAATAGCTTCGTTCCTGTGAAATTTTGCAAGTCTGTATCTTGTGCAATCTTGATGTATTGTATAAAATTGTCCGTGTCAACATTTCCGTTTAACGAAGTAAATTTAACTAAATCTTGTCTTGTGACTAAAAGTGCGTCTGCCATTATCGTGTAATTGTTCTTGGTGGTTGTGGGTTGCTTGGTAAAAATCCGTAGTTATCCATATCAACAGGACGTTTAGCAACAAGTTCCGGATTAGTAATTATATAACCACTAATCGCGGCTTTTAATTGTCCTATTTTTTTTGCATCGTTTATATTAATTCCTTTTCCTAAAGGAACAACATAAACTTGTTTATTCCATCGGTGGTAACAATTTCCACCACCTTTATAGAGCCATATTGAATACGTTGGTGCGCCTTTTGCTCCCCAACCTTCGTTTACTGCAACATCGCCCATTGCTAAAATATCTTCTTTTCTATAAACTTTATTTGCACTTATCATTTGAGTACAAAAAGGTCTTGTTTTTTCATTTATTGCACCTACATATTTATAACGTACAATAAATTTTAATTGCTTAATTATCTTATCTTGTGCGCTTGTTATGTTTGGTCTTGCTTCTCCTGTACTAACCAAGTTTACAATTTTGCTTAATAAACTTTGTTTAGGTTCTTTACTCAATAATTCATTTTCTTCATCGTCATTTTCGTAGTCAACTTCTTTTTCGTCTATTAATAACCAATTGTCTTGTGGTTCTTCGCCTAAATCAATTAACGGATTTGTGTGTGCGCTTAATTCCGTTCCTGTTTCTTCTGCAACTTGTTCTTCGTTTTGCGTGTTTTCCAAGTCCGTAAACTCTAAAGGTTGTAAAGTCTTAAAGAATAACTTTAAAGCAACTCCGTTGTATGCTAAAATACTATCGAACGCATCTAATAGTTCTTCTTGGAATGGTCGTATAACCATATTGTCAAAAAGTATGCTTGAATTTTTAAGTTCTTCAGCGTTACTTGAAAATCCGTTTGTTGAAGCAACACCAAATAACAAAGGTGAAGTTATGTTGTGTCCTAACATTATTTTACGTAAACATTCTTCGCTTAAATACGTGTAGTGTTCTGGAGCGTCGTTTAACGGTATGTCTTCAACTGTTGTTTTACTTTCTGCGTTGTTGTTAAAAGCTACAATTACTTTTTGTCCGCGTGAACCTGTTAACTTGCTTAAAACTTTGTTTGAAATAATACTTTGTTGTTCGTCCGTTGGTATTCCGTTATTAAAGTTTACAACTTTAGTTCCGCTAAATCCGTTTTGTACTTCGTTAATTAAATAGTCTGCAACTTCTTCTTCTAAAAGTGTATAAGGAACTGCACCTTGATAGTCCGGATAAGCGTAATATTTCATTCCAACCGAATAAGGTTTTGAATAAAGTATTTCTATTTTTTCTTTGCTATATCCAAAAGCGTTAAATCTAATCGGTGCAAACTTTTTAGTATCGTCCCAATTGTCCGAATAATAATAACCTGTTATGTTTCCGTCTTTGTCGCATTTTTCAGCTCGTAAAAGATTAACCGGTATATGATATGCTTTTAATATTTTGTCGTGCTTGTCGTTGTAGTGTACTTGAATAGCAAATTGTCCAAACATTTTCCTATCTAAAACCATTTTGCGTACGTCTTCTTTGTGAAATAAAGACATCATTTGTGCGTACTCGTTCGGCTTTTTATTAGCGTCTAATGCGCTAAGACCTTTTCCGTATATTAATCGTGCTACGTTGTTTATAATAGCGTTGTTTGTGGTTGAATTAGAATACCGTTCAATTAAAAATTGAAAGTATTGGTCGCCTTCTTCAGTTAAAAAATCAACCCAATTTTCTCGGTTTGTTTCCGAAATAACAGGTGACGTATAAGCCGACAAGTTTAAAACGTGTAAATTATTCATATACTATAAAATCATTTGTTGTTGCATTACTTACATATTGGTTATTGTTAACCGAAAACGTAACTAAACTTTGTGCCGTGCAAAATACTCGGTCTTTATATATAATGGTTGTGCCTACTCTTAAAACTAAATTGTAAAAATGTCCTTCTACTAAACCAAAGGTTGCTGTAATTGTATAAATGTAGTCTCCAACAGTTCTTGAAGTAATCGCTACAGGCGTTGTTACGTTTGTTTGTTCGTCTGTAAGTTCCATAACATTAAACGTATTGTCACGTGGAATAAAACTAAATGTTTGTGGACTTCCTGAAGGTGTTAATACTATCATATAGTTATAATTAAATATTCGTGTTTTTGTTCTTTTTTTAAGACAAAAAAAAAGCCGAACTCACGAACGGCTTTAAAAATAATTTTTTAAGTGTTAAGCTGAAATAATATTTGTAGTTGTTAAACCTGTAAATACTTTTGTTGCACCTACTAAATCTGCATCAGCATAAGGTGAAGCAACAGGCAAATGATTTGCAGGAATTGGCTCTTGTCCAACAAGTGTCAATGTGTAACCGTTTAAGTCACCCATTTGCACACCATTTGCAATAGTTCCTGTTGTTACATCCATTCCGTGATTAAGTCCTGCTAAAAAGAAATTGTTAGCGTTTGTCTTAATTATAACGTGTGGTCTACCCCAAGCAAGTAATTTCATTTGTCTTGTAGTTTGTGCATCTAAACCTTTAATTGTAAAAGTTAAAGTTTGCTCAACAAATGTTGTTCCGTTTTCACGTGAACTTGTAATTGTTTGCTCGAAGCTATTTGCGCCTTTCAAGTCATACTTGAATAAACTGAAAGTTCCTGCAATAGTTTTAATTTGGTCGGTAATGTCTGGAAGTGGTGGTGAAATACCATCGTAAGTAATTGCACCTAAATCTCCGTAGTTAATAAAGTATATTGACTTTATACCGCCAACAAATTCTTTACAAGATTCAGCTCTACCGTGTGTTAATAAACAAGCCATTTTGTTTTGTTTTTAAATTATGAATAAAATAAAGCGCAGTTGCCTACGCTTTTTATTTAATATTACGCTCCGTAAGTTACTGCGTCTGAAGCAAAACCAATTTCAACTCCTGCATTGTAACGCATAACTACACGTACATTTGCACTTCCGTCAATGTCAGACATATCCAAAACCTTGCAAATATTCTGGTCATTTAACAGTCCGCAGCCAAAATAAAGGTTGTCTACAGTTGTTGCAATCATATTGTCTGCTCCAAGTCCGTTAGCCATAAAAATTGGAATACCGTCAAATGAAAGTGAACCATTTGTAAACCATTGTGTACCTTGTGCGTTAACTCCGTTTGCTCCTAAACCTGAAGCACCAAAACCACCCAATGCACGAACGTACAATTTAGCAATTTTTTGAGAAACATACAATCTCAATCCTTCGTTTCCGTAAAGTGTTGCAGGAATTAAATCTACTAATCTACCCATTTCAGAAATAACGTTTGCACTTGTTAAAGCTGCACCTGTTAATGGTGTACCTACTGCTGGTGCTCCACCTGCAATTAACTTCGCTTTAAGTCCTAAATAAGAACCTGTTGTTGCTGTTCCGCTCCATATTGCAGTTTCTGTTGCAGCCGCTACTTTTTCAGCAACGTGTGCAATTAAGAAATCAGAAAACGTTTTAGGTAAAGTTTTAAACCCACTATAACCCATTTCGGCAGTTTGCCAAGTTTGGAAAAGGTCTGACTTGCAAAGTTCAATATTTACTTGTAATTCTTTTGTTGTTAAAACGCTCTCGGTAAGTGTTACTGTGCCCGAAGGAGTAAATGCGCACGAAGCATCGGTTACTATGGTTCCTGTTGCTACTTTTTGTATTACCTGCTTGTATGCTACATTCGGAAGTATTGTAACTCCACCCTGCTCTAATGTTGGTGCACTTAGAAGTGCTGCTGCGATGTACTTGCCTGCGAATTCGCCTGCGTAAGTTGTACCTGTTGTTACCGGATTTGGCATTTTTTAAATTTTAAATTGTTAATACTTATTTGTTAATTTTTTCTAAAATAGAGTCCATCATTGTTCGTGGTCTCTTTGAACCATATTGAAAGTGTTCAACTTCGTTCGTGTTTTCAGGGTTAAACGCAATAGGTTTTACGTCTGCAAGTTCGGTTACTTCTGTTGTAACTTCGTCAACTTTAGACAACTTTTCTAATTGTGCTTTTAACTCTATATTTTCTTGTGTTAATTTTTCTATTTCTGCAAAGAACGTTTCTTTAACTACGCTTTCAATTGTCTTTTTTGCGCTTGGTGTTGCTTGCATTTTTTCTTCGTCTTCTTTGTAACCCGCTTCAACTTCTGGCGTTTCTTCAACAACTTCTTCTTCAGTTGCAACTTCTTTTATTTCTAAAATAATTCCTTCAACTTCTACTACTAAAATACGTCCGTCTTCTAATTCATATTCTCCGATTGGAACTGGTATTTTTTGCTCGTCTTCAGTTACAATAAAAACTTCTTTGTCAGTTTCAAAAGTGTCAGCTTCAAAAATTGTTATTCCGTCCATTAATTTCATTGTTTCAAGTTTTACTTCCATTCCAAGTAAAGTTTTGATTTGGTTAATTACGCTTGTTTTCATTTGTTTGTTTTAGGTTATATTTATATAATTTAATTGTTTATTTTTTGTTGTATTTTTAAACTTAACGTCCTTGTCTTGTATAAGTTTTAGTATAATTTTTACTTGACTTTAATTTGCTATTTCGTGTTTTTGCGTGTACTCCTGCACGTTTAACTTTCGGTTTTTTAAGATGAACTTTAACGTTAGTTTGCTTCGCCATTTAAAATAATTTCTTTGATTTTATCCATTAAAATTTGCTCGTCATTTACTAAACTCATTTCGTATTTGTCCGCAAAATAACCTTCAATACTAAACCCTTTTACTTCGCCTAATTTTACTTTGTTCCAAATTTCATCGTTGTTTACTTTCATTGAAATTACCCAAGTACCTTTAGGAAAGTTAAAACCGTAGTTCATTGACTTGTCGTGTGAACCTTCAACTATCCAACTTTCGACAACCGACATTCCTTCTAACTTTTGTTTGTGTTCTAAAGTTGCGTTGTTCTGGTTGCTATTCATAAAAAATAACTCACTTGCTTTTCTTACAGTTTCTTCACTAAAGTAAATGTAGTATTCTTCGTTCTTGTCGTTCTTGCGGTAAATTTGTTTATTAGGAATTAAAGCCGCTCCCATTAAAATACGCTTTTCAGCATCAACTTCTTTTAACTCTATTTCGTGTTTTTTTAGTGCTATAAAGTCGCTTTCGATTGCAGGACTTGACACAACTGAAACTGCGTCTATTCCGCTTGTTTCGTCTTTTTCGTCAATTATTAATTCAACTATTCTATACATAATATATTAATTTAATTATTGTTTGTTTGTTGTATTTTCTAACCGCCTAAAGTTGCGTTTGCTAACCTGTTTCTATCTAACGCTTGTTGTGAAGTTACTTGTCCTGAAACTACGTATGCTTGTATTGGTTGTTGGTTAAGACTTGCTAACTGATTAACGCCACTTTGTCCAACTACGTTAAATTGTGGTGCTGACATTGTTGGGGCTGTTGCACCGCCACCGCCACCTCCACCGCCTGCTGAACTACCACCACCTTCAAATTGTGTTCCTGCTATTTTTGCTATTTGAATTGCTCCGGTTGCAGCTGCTATTCCTGCTTCAACAAATTGCATTCCTGTTGCTAATTTAATTGGGTTACCACCCGCAGTTAAAGCGCCTGTAACTGCTAAATAAGTATTTGCAATAGCTGAAGCAAGGTTAAACGCTTTTTGTGTTTTAAACGCTTTACGTTGGTCTTTTTCGCTTTTACCTGCGCTCATTTGAAAAGCATCGTTTAAAATAGATAAAGCCGACATTGCCATTTGTATTTTTTTATTTGTATTGCTTCTTGTTTTTGTAAGTTCTTCGTTTTCTAAAGTTTCTTTATCTTTTGAATATTTTATATCAAGTGCTTTTAAAATTTCTTTATTGTCCTTGTATAATAATTGGTCGGCTTCGTATTGAGTTGTTAATTTTGATAATTTTAATTCTTCTTCACTTAACGTAAGTTCTTTTAACTTTAAATCTTCAGCAGCTTTTTTGTCTTTGTCTGCTTTGTCTAATACGCCTTTTTTCTTTAAATAATCGTTTTCTAATGCTAACAATAAATCTTTATTTCCTTTAGCCGCAGTTACTTCTTTTTGATAAGCATCATAAAGTTTTTGTTGCTCGGTGTCGGTAAGTGCCGCAATTTTATCAAAAATTTGTTGGTCGTATTTATCTTCAATTTTTAATTTTTCTGCGGCTTCTGTTTTTTTTAATTCTGTTATGTCTAATTTATGTTTTGCCGCTTCATCGTAAAGTTCTTTGTATTTTCTTTGAACTCCAACAATTTCTTTTGCTTCATCACTTAATAAACTATCTGAATATGCTGTTTCAAGTTCTTTAATTTTCTTTAAAGCATCTTCTTTTTGTTTTACTCTTTCCTTTTCCTTTTCTGCGTTTTCTTTCCCACGTTCTTTAGCTGCATTTATTGCTTCTTTATTTTCGGCTGTTTCTTGACGCGCTAACATTTTTTTCTGCCTGTTCAATTTAATGCCAGTCATTGCACCTTCGGTTTCCGCTTCGTTCAACGCAATAGTAGCTTCACGAATTTCTTGCTTCATTTTTATTTCCGCTTGTCCGCCTAATGCTTTTGCCTTTCCTTTTAAAATTTCTAAATCTTTAGCGGCTATTCTTGTACGTTCTGCTGCGGCTTTATTTTCTTCTCGTGTTACTTGCGCAAGTGCTTTGCGTTTTTCATTCATTGAAGTCGTTTCATCCGTTAAAATCTCTCTTGACTGAACAAGTAATTTATTAACTTCTGACTGTGCAACTGTTTGTTCTTTTTTTGCTTTATTGTTTGCTTGTTGTTCTTTTTCTAAAGCTCTAACAATTTTAAAAGTTTTTCCACTTGCTGCGTCTCCTAATTGTTTAAATGAATCAGCCGCCTCTCCGTTTGCGTTTTTAATTGCTTCGGAAGCACCTTTAAAATCTAAAGTTAAAAATTTATAAGCCGCTTGTACTGCATAGCCAAAAGCACGAACTAAACCCATAGTCGCGTCTTTTACTTGTGTTCCCACTGCGCTTAAACCTTCCCAGACTGCGGCTATTTCTTTACCGCCTTTAACGTTAGATTGGAATGCTTCGTAAACAAGTTTTAAACCTGCAACAATTCCCGCAATAACTAAGACAATTGGGTTTTTAAGCAAGTTCATAAATTGAGCGCCCAACTTCATTACGCCACCTTCTGCCGCTCCAAGTCCCGGTACAAGTCCTGTAATTGCAGTTTTAATTGCTGCAAACGTTCCCATTTTAGCGCCTGTTGCTGCACTTGCATTTCCTAAAGTTGTAACTCCTGCCGCTGCCGCTGTTGATGAAGCTGCAACTCCACCTATTTCAGCAGATGCCTGAGAAGCGTTTGTTTTAACTTGTATTTCAATTACTCTTTTTTCAGCCATTATCTTTTATTTTTTTTCTTAAGTTTCTTCTTAATGCTTGTTTATATTGTTCTTTTATGCTTGTAGTAAATTTGTATTTACCTTTTGCTATGTCTATGTTTTCACTTTCTCCGTAAAAATCACTTAACAAAAGCATTTCTATTATTTTGTTTATCATTGTTGTTCTATTATAATATAGTTTGTTTCCGTGTTTCCGTTAATGTATTCTGTATCTAAAGTTATTGTAATTGTTCTTGTTGCGTTTGCAGGAACTGTTATTTTTAAATAACCTTCACTTGTAAATAAAACGCTTGACAAAGTAACGTTACTTGCGTTTGCGCTTTTTGAAACCCTTACTTGTGTAGCGCCATTACTAAATAAAATTGCCATACTATGAACAGAACCGCTTGGTGTACTTACTCCATAAACTATTGGGTTAACTTCTGCAAAATCATTTATTAAAGTAAAATCTACATCACCTGTTGTCAAGTCACTTTGCATTTCATTTATTAAATAACGTTTGTCTCTAATTAGAAGACGGTCGTTTAATTGAAGTTGTGTAAGTAAAGAAACAGGAAGTACCGTTTTAACTTTTACAAGTCTATTTTTTGGGTTGTATAAATTAACTAAATAACTTTGATAGTATAAAGCGTAAAGTGTATTCGTATTTTCTACATTATAAAAACTTGAAATTTCTACACCAAAATTTAATGTCAAAGGAAAAATTCCACCTTGTATTAAAATTTCGCTATCTTGTCCAAATGGAACGTATTCTGCTATGTTTGGAAGTCCGTGCCAATGTATTTTGTCTCCTGCTGTTAAAGTTGTTAGCGTGTTAATATATAACAAAACAGGTTTTGGAATGTAAGGCGCAAATTCTTTATTTAAACAATAACCAACTTGCAAATTGTTTCCGAAATTGTTATGTAATAAGTTTTCAAATGGACTTTGTATTTTGTATTCGCCACCATCAAATGGATAATTTTCTTTTGCGTTTCCGTAACCGTGAGCTGTTAAATTAGCAGGATTTTCAAGGAAATATTTATTCATAAAACTTTCGCTATCTTGGTATTTAAACTCTATTAATTTATAAAGTTTTAACCTTTCAATTTCAATGCTTGTTACATCAGTAAATTTTGTTATGTCTATTACTGCGCCTTTTTTATACCAATCTTGAATTGGTTCAAATGTAAATACGTTTTTTGTTTTAGAATAAACAGTCATATTAAACTCGTTGCATATTCCTGTTATAAAATCCGATATTTTCATATCTGGAGCAAGTCCTTGTAAATCAGTAAAAGAAGTTAATGTAACGTTATTAGTATTAAATGAAGTTACTGCTTTATAAGTAAACCATTGATAAATTCCACCTGCCAACGCCCAATAATTATATTGTAGCGTATAAACAAATTCAAAAGTAAGTGTTTGCGCTAATGCACCACGAAGTTTAAAAGTATAAAATACATCGTTGTTTGGTGTTTGTTCTAAATTAGGCAAAGTAAAAACCCCACCAAGATTAGATATTAAAGTAAACGTTTGAACATACACATTATTTTTATATACGTCTAACCAACAATTCGACAATAAAGGTAAAGAACCTGTGTAAGTTATTTGTAATTCGTGTGAAACTGTGCCGTATGTTTGTGGACTTGCTCCACCAAGATTTGGTGTTACATAAATTGTGTTAAATGTGTTGTTAGTTAAATTAAATGAAGTATAAGGACTTGGAACAGGTGTTGTTGCAGCAGGTGTTGAACTTGGAAAAGTTTCAACTATTGATGAACCTGTTACAGTAAAAGTAACGTTTGCCGGTTGTGTAATAAAATTAAACTTTTCTTTATTTTTATAATATAAAAATGCTTTTCTAAACATATCTGAAGTTAGAAAAAGTCCATTAAAAGTTATTCCATATTCCGCTTCAATTAAATCAAAAATACTTGCAACTCTAATCGCAGGAAACAATTCTTGGTATTCTATTTCACCTGCATTATCGCCTATGTTATCCGAATTATTTGTTGGATATTCAAACCATTCAGGGCAATTGTCTTGTGGTAAAGGAACACTTCCAGAAAATTGCCAAATTCTTTTTGAACTTATTAATGGGTATCTAACATCATAATCTGTTGTTGAACTGTCTATTGTAACACGGTCGTAAACTTCTTGGTTTGTATAGTCGTGGTCTAAACTTGTGTGGTCTAATTGGCTTAATTTGTCTTCGTT